TGCTTGGCAAATCCAAATATTAGTTCGTTGTTTTCCGTCCACGGAGCTTTGAATGCTGTTGTAAAACTTACCGAACGATTCGAAAGGCTACCAATATCAGACCGTTGCACCGTGTAAAATAACTGTGCTGATGGGTACAAGTCGACAATATCATCACCTACGAACAGGATCATCTAAGAATTTCATCATTAAAATTGAAAATCCAACCACCACTATAATTACTTTTACTTTCTCTCTGTCATCTGATCGTGATTTCATTTTGCTTTTCTCTTTATCAATGCTCGTAATCTTTTGAGAACACGAACAAAGAAATAGTAAAGCAAGGATGATAAATATTTTATTCATGCGAATTGTTCAGGATATTCAATCTCTATCTCGAAAGTATGTTTTACCTGTTTCGTTTCTGTTGATGGCTGGCGCGGAATCACAATAACACCTATTTTATTTCCGTCTGAATCAATGACATAAACTTGGTTATCAGTCCGTGTCGCTGTCTTAATTGTGTCGGATGTAAATTCACGGATGTTATTCTTATACACTTCTCCCAAAGTAAAGAAGTCCTGCAATGCCTCCCATTGATCTATCGTAAGATCATCAGCAAATAATCTCATCCGTTTGGCCTTAATCCCGTTACCGTAATCAAAAGTATATTCCTGATTCTCGTCGAACATCCATTGCAATGGCCCTCCTAAAGAATTCCGGCCCATCAGCATAATGGCATTTTCACAAGCGTCTCTGAATTCTATATTTATTTGCTCTGATACTGGTATATCAGAAACGCTAACCTCTACAACCTGAATATCGACATCACTTACCGACTGATCTATCAATGTGTTATTTACATCGAATGAAACAACCTTGCCTGAATACGATACAGGTGTTGATGCCACTAAACCAGTGGTTAAACAAATATTATTTGAAATATCTTCGTGGATAATAGCTCCTATTAAAAAAGGATACCCTCTCCACATTGTAAACCTAGTAAACTTTGTAAGTAGTTTTGTAGGAGAAACAACGTATTCCCCCATATTACCCCCTAATATAGAGGGTATTTGCAAGGCCCCTAATATTGCAAAAAACTGATTGGCCACATCATCTGTCTGAGATTCAGCGCTGCCCGTCCACACTTCCCTGTACTTTATATAAAATTTTTTATACACATCGGTATCGTCAAAAGTTTCGGTAGATCCTGTTAAGTCCCCACTGAAATCAGATGTTAAATTAGCCTTTAAAATACTTGCAATGTCAATGAAAACATTACCGGTTGAATCTGATACATACCTGAACGGGGAATCATTTAACAGCGTGTTCGTGGAATCATAAACTTCCACCTCGACAGCATAAAGAGGTCTTGTAGATAGATTATTTACACTCCCCGAACTTGATGTTGTGTAGCTTACATTTAAAGTAACCAAAGTATTACCACCACTGAATGATGAAGCTGTTACCGTAGCGGCACCGCGAGTAGTAGCGTAAACCAAATTACCAACAATGAATGATGAAGCTATATTTACCCCAGTGAATTGCATTTGCATAAACCCGCCTGAGTTATTCGACTGATTGTAAGCATAGTCAGCGCGTGACATCTTATAAATTACAGGATTTCGAACGGCATTCCATCTGGAAGCTGTTAGAAGGTAAGTAATACTCGGACGTTGGGTTACTGTTAAGCTCATTTAATAGCCTGTTTTAAATCCGTTGCAATCTTTACTACTTCGTTTCGTGTGATCGTTTCAAGCAATGAAGGCATGTTTTTTTCCATCACTCCAAGTAAATCAATACCTGGCCTTTTGCCTTCGTATATTTCAGTCCCTTGCCTTGCTATCTTTTGACCTACCACATACGCCAAACTTTGCCTTTCGTATTCTTTCCACTGTTGCGTTTCTGGCTGAGCGTTAACCCATGCCAGCATTTTATCAACTGGGGGAGCTTTCCCAGGACCGCGCCCGTAAATCAAATACTTAAAATAATCAGCCGCGTAGTATGTCCCTCGAACTTCGTCAACTTCATAACGCAAAGACTTAACCGGAATGCTTTGGCTTTTTTCTTTCGAATCAGCTATTAGCCCTTCCGTTACTTTCGAAAAGAATACCGTTAAAGCGTCTGCATTTGAATCGGCCATTTGTCACACGGTTTTTTTATTGTCCTCGTCTTCGCTTTTAGTGGGCAATTGCACCGCCTGCAAATGCTTACATACTGCATTTTAAAACTACAATCTCTACAAAATGCCATTCGTGCCTTTGCTAGTTCTTCATGGTTATTAAAAACCAGATTTACATAAGCTTCTGCGATGGCTAACATATCGAACCAGTAATTGGCCAGTTCAAAGTGTACGAAACCCCAAACAAGTGAGAGTTCAATAGCATGTACTCAGGCCTTATTGTATAGGCAATGTTCGTTACTTCTGGATCTGTCAAATCCGAATTAACAACCTGCACAATAAACTTTTCAACCATAACACGCATCGGTTGAATGTATTTCTCCTCAAGCTTTATTGATCGCCAATCGTTTGTATCTTCTGAAATCCTAACGAGTCCCCATCCTTGTAACTGGATAACCTTTTTCTTTCGGTTTTCGATTATTTGCCCGTTGGTATTGTATGGAATGATGATGTTTCGCGGGTATTCCTCAAACCTGAATGAGTCGTGAAACGCGTTAAACTCTTGCAGATTGGCGAATGATAGGCCTTTGAATCCTGCATTGTCCGTGGCCTCGCTTAATGTTTCGATTATACTCACGAATGCGAATATAGTTATTTTGTAGGATGTTGATGAATTTCCGACCAAATGAATTGGTAGCGCTCATGATATTCGTCCATCGCGTGCCACATTGCAGCGAAATTTATAATGGTCCCAAAGCTTGTATGATCGTAAACCCAATCAGGATCTAACCCAAACTTCTGCGCATACCTGTCGATTAACGAGAGATCATCGTAGCCGTTGAGCCGGTGGACCTTCGCCATCCTGGCCACGTTTTCCTTAATATCTTTACGAGGCTGATCTTTACTGCTTGCCAGAAGCTCACGGGCTTCAGTCCAAATCCTAGCGCACGTCTCAGCAAAAAAAAACCGATCGGATAGATCAGTGATATTGGCATCTCGTCTATTTCTTTGGCGATTTCTTGAGCCCTGTTGAGCTTAAAAAGTGAATTATCAATTATCGGTTGAAGATAAATTGCGGTTGCGATCGATATACTTTCTTCAAGAACCTTCGATTTTTCTATATAATCACGCCTCAGGTGTATATTCTGACCAATACTAAGGTCACGAGGATCTTCCGGGATTGGTATTTTCTGCCCAGATAATTCTAAAACCTTTGGTAACTTCTCAGAGAATCGGAAAGGTTCCGTAACAACCCATCCAAGGATACTAGTTAATGTGATTTGATTCTCTAAGGTGTTCTCCATACCGGCAAAATTACCATCGGTCAGGATTTTAAGCAGGATAAAGTAGTCCCGGTCGGCAATATCCTTTTCCGGTTCCCACTCTTTCAGTATACGGACGTACTGCCTTACTTTAACTTCCTGCCAAGTCGAGGGAACTTTGTAAGGTCTACCGTTTAATGTTACGTTTGTCATACGTTATTCCATCCAATCAAGAAAGCACGCCAAACAAGTTTAGCCACAACACCAATAAAGGCAGCGGTTAAAAATAAAGCGAGAAATGATAGAATAAAATAAGCAGTGTTGATTAGGATTTTCTTAAAAATCATGCCTGTTTTTGAATTGTGGACACTTGAATACCCAATTATCGTAATCCTCTGCATTAGCTTTCATGAAGCCCCAGAAAGAATTCTTGTAATTATAGCCACAATTCGGCTGGTATCCAACTTTTCGCGCCAATTCGTTCCAGAACTGTACTATAGAAGGGTAATTATCCTCAGTTAATTTGCTTTGTTGGGGTGCATTGTTCTTAACAAAACCGATGTTTGTGAGCTTATCCGTGGTCATCGGTATCCACTTTGAAAATATCCCAGGTCTAACCATGTCGACCCATCCGTTATACCTGTAAGTTACCCCGTTGTATTCGTAGTCAGCCCCGTCTTTTAATTTTGTCCAACGTTCCTCAATGGTCCCTGAAGTCTCTAACCCTGCCATGAAATCACTCCATAGCTCTACACCGAGCAAAGAAATGCACTCTTCTGGAAGTGTACCCATTGCCATGCGTTCCTCAATATCTTCTATAAAAGAAGAAAAGTCCCGAGACTCCTCTTGGTTCGGGACTTTATAAGGTCTATCGTTGAAATCTGTAGGGTCAATTATCATCTACGTTCTACGCTTACTTGGCCTGACTGTTTTTTCATTAGCTTTTCTTTCTGATCTGTTACATAAGCCTTACGATCGAACTTTTCCACTTTCATGGATGCTCCGTTCTTTTCAAGCTTGGCAACTACCGAGAAGTGAATTGCATGTTGAGAATCCTTTTTGTAATAGACAATTTTGGCGTTCTTCCCATCAACCATGATCGGCTTTCCGTCCTTGTCTACTTTGTTTACCGCGTAATCTTCCTTGAAGGTTACAATGCGGGTGTCTTCATATTTACTCATAATTTCTTATTTTCTTAAATGAACCCCTTAAACACTAGGAACCGATAGCGGTCTTAATGTTCGTGAAAGTATCGTAAATCACAGAGTTGTAACGATGTGAAGGGATGTAGCTGAGTACTTCCTGATACGCTCTGAACGAAGTTCTATCGTAACGGAAATCCTCACCATTCAATCCGGCCTCGAACACCATTGGCCCGTAGTTTCTGATTTGGAAACCATCCACACCAACCGCAAGTAAATGCGTAGTAGGTATGTCTTCAACGTCTGCCATGATAATTGGCACACCAGCGATGTACAATGTACCCATAGAAGATACATAAACAAGATTGGCGTTTTGGTATCTCTGTTGAGAATCCTTAAGCGCAAATAACTGGTAGTACTTATCAGAAGATACCGCGATATACGCAGCTTCTTCGTGGTTACGTGCCAATTGAGCGATTGCCGCGATAATTGCATCGATGTCGTTCGGGTTAGCAATTACGAAACCAGCAACATCAGTGTACTGAACTGCATTTTCTTTCAAGCCTAATGGCGCATCTTCATCAACTCCTGGATCGTTGTTCAACAATGCATCATTGTAAGCCTCACGAATTTCCTGCATGAAGTCCGTTTGAATCCAGTTGCGCAAGCTTGGAACATCGCGTAAAAGTTTATCCTCTACAGTTCCAAAGATTGCCACTTTCTTCGCTTCTACCTTGTTAGAGGTAACACGGAAAGAACGCATCGGCTTCTGAGCACCTGAGGTAATCCATGCCGCTGAACCTGAATCTTCGCTTGATGCATCAGCACCGGATACTTCAATTTTTTCAAGATACACCAATGTAGGCGCATCGATTGAAGGGATTGAGAAGTTGTCAAGAATGAAATTCTTTTTGCGCTTACGCTCATACAAACGAGGATCGATTACACGGCCAGTGAAGGCGGTCCAATCAGTTACAACGCCTGCATCACCTTCAAAGAATTGAGGGTAACCCATGATCTCAGCCGCTTTGGTAGTTAATACCATGTCGCGGTTGATCTTAATGTTCAAACCTACGCGGGTCTTTTCCTTCATTCCTGGGAAGAAGTCTTTAACCTGTTTTTGCAAATCAGCCTCATCAAAAAGAACTGGTCTTTTAGATGTGCCTTTGTTGTCCTTCGATTTCTGAACATCTTCAAGCATCTCGTTAAGTTGCTTTTGCATCTTCTCGCTTGACTCGTTTATTTCCTTGATTGACTTATCAATCTCAGCTTCGCTCCATTTACCGATATTCTTTTTCAGATCGGCCAAAGCGGTGTTTACTTTTTCGAATTCGGCCTTGTCAGCCTTTTCGCCTAATTTTTTTCCAAAGTCAGCCGTCTGGGCTACAACTTTATTGATTGCCTCTAATTCGGGCGTGATTGTCTCGTCTGCCATTTATTGTAATGTTAAAGATTTAGAAAGTTTATTTACTGCTTCCAACAATCCTTTCCGCGCATCCCTAGATACATCTTCTTTGGTGGATTCCCCCGAACCCATAGTTGGTGTTAATTCATTTGATCCGGCAATCACTGCGCTATACTCCATCACATTCGCCTTACCCACAGCGAAGAAAAAGCCCTGCTTTTCAGCAGCTTGACGATTGCCTATTTTGTTAATGTACTTATTAAAAATCGCTGCCTCTTTAGGATATTCCTCAGGATCGTTAATCGCTGTCTGAACATCTAAATAACGCATGCCTACTGAATGCTGATCAATCTCATCGTTCAAATAATCTTTGTACCTACGCTCGTTTTTCTCTTTCGATATTTCAGCAACAGCAAAAAGCCCCTCAGTCATTCCGGTTTTACCTATCCCTAAAGAACGCCATGAAATTTTTTCCTCGTACATCTCGATGGTTTTACCCATTCTACCATCCAAAGACCAGTTGTGTTGATCCATTGGAGGGATTTTATTAGCTCGCCCCTTTATGCTATCGGTAAAAATAGCCGTGTCACCCTCTTCACCTCTTCCTAAATGAACATCAGAGTGCGAATCTAACCACCAATATGTATTTGTAAGTATGGTTCTTTTCAGAATACCAGCCTCTTTATCATTACTGTAAACAGGCTTTTTAGCCTTGTTAGTGAATAACTCTCTCGGTTCACTCGTTAAGAATGTGGCCGATAAACAACCTTCAGCACGTTTTACAATAGATTTCTTTTGAGAAATAATAAGCTCTTTCTCTTCTACAAGATACCGGAATAGGTCAGACTGTGTTTTAAAAACCTTCTCCGCCCACATGTAAGAACCGTAAGCGTCAACCGTCTGGTATTTATAAACGAACTCATTCATCTACTTATGCACTGTTTGGTTGTCCTTCATCTGCGCCTTCTTCACCTCCAACGCTTGCGCCAGCTTGACCTTGTCCACTTTTGGGGTCTCCGAGGAGGTCTTTTGCTTGCTCGTCTGTGAATCCATAGATGATCGTTAAAATTGATAAAGCTGCCTCATATGATGTAGTCCCAGCGCTTACACTTGCCTGAACTGCTAATATTCCCTGAACACCTCCTACTGATCCGCGTAGTGACGCTTGAGCGGCTAACGTTTCTGGGTCTGCATTATCATCAATAACATCACTAGGTGGCGGTATTGTGAACTCAGTGCCTAAGTATTTGTTAGCCTCATCAATAGGAACGCCCATTGTCAGGAGCGAATTTAATACATCTATTGTAGCTTTCTGGGTTTCAACTCTATCCTTTGCGAATACTTGCACAAATGGAAGATGTGACCAACTGATTAAAATGTTCTTTTTCTGCTCACGATACCCGAAATGAACCTCGAAAGAATCCATGAACTGATTACCTTTTGGCTCAAGTGTATAGCTCACATGCCCGGCCCTTGCCTTCTCTTGATTCTCATACGTGGCAGAAGCGTAAGCCTCTAAAACATCGCGGGGTATGTTGTACATATTCCCTATTAAGAAATATTGATGTAAGTACTCTTGAGGTAATTGAAGGTTAGAAAGGTTTTCAACAAATCGTTGAATATTGATTTTGGCGTTAACTGGATAAACGCTTCTTTCTGTTCCGTCTATCTTCGCAATAAGATCCTTTTTCTCATCATCACCTAACCCTCCTCTTGTTGTCGCCCCGACTTGCTTATCGGCCCCTACCATGAACTTACTCGTATACCTGATGTTGATATTTTCAGAATCTAAAACATGCTCAGAGTTTGAAATAATCTTAACAAGCGCGTCCAATCTTGACGGTCCTTTGAAGAAATTGCCAATACTATTTGTAAGATCGTGAGCGATAACCAACCGATCAAAAGGGAATTTAAAAGTAGTTCCGTCTGCATACCTGTAGGTGATTTCGGTCTTCATGATGCTTTTTATCTCAGCATCAGAGAATATCATTTTATCCTTTTTCCTTTCAAGTTCTAACGGCCATTCGATTCTTGAAGGCTCAAGGAAGTACATTCTATTGCCTGCCCGATCCGGTATTGCGCTGTCAACGTAACAGTAAGATGTGCCTAACATATTCCAGAACATGAAGTCCCAAAGAAATTGGGTTTCTGTTTTAGTGAATGGGTTTGGTGCCTTAAGTAGGTTTAAAAACGGGTCGTCTGGTATTTCTTCGCCATTCTCATCCTGTACACATACACGCCCCATTGAGAACAAATCGCACTGAATTGAAAAGACTTTCAACACGGCTGGATTCGAAAGAACCATTGCTAGCTTTTCCGTGTCCTTACCAAATGTGTTAAATTGAGTTGCAGCGCTTATAATCTCGACACCGAAATTATACGCGCCTTTAGCTTTCGACCTGAAGATCGAGAAGATATTGCCAAACGGAATAAAGAAATCATTCACAGTCCGAAATTAACCTAAATAAAGCACAATGTTTTTTCTGGGTGTGTGCAAAGGTTCG